ATTAATATGTATTAATAGAAAATGGGTGGCGAAAGATACATATGTAATGAAAAATCTTCTGCCGTGGATACGTATGCTGCTAAACATGCGCCGCCATTAGCTCTAGTAGATCCTGAATAATTAACCTTAACAGGACGATCCCCATCACGAATATTCTTATGAATATCTCGACAATGGAGAAAACGCCTGTTAGTTTGGTAAGGAATCTCTGCATAAGCAACTGGATTATTCAACGTAGCCTGAACAGACTGGCCGTTCCATGACTGATCTCCATTGGCAATTAATTTGCCATGAGCATAAGCCTCAAACGGACTTGTTAAGTCTATATATTCAGGTGTTATAGGTCCACAAGTGGTAGAAGTGGTATCAAGAGTGATACTAGTACAACCTTTTACCATATCATCATACCCAGCATAAAACTGTACACGCCATCTGGTACCTCCTCTCATTGCTACAAAGGCAGGATAGAGGTAAGATAGAAGTGTGGTACTATTCATATTCTTATTATGCTTAGTTCCGATAAGATGATCCCAATAATGATTGGTATCTTGATTTGGTAATGGTGGATAATGCTTCATAACGAAAGAATTGGAATATGCTAAAGCATCTTGCTTGATTCCAATTGCGCCAACGAAATTATATCTTTTCAATAATTGGCGGAAAGATCGAACAGATTCACCGTGATATACATCTGCATTATAATCAGTGGAATCCGGTGCCGTCGCAAACGTAGTAAGAACCTGTTGGCTCATAGGTTTAGACGGTTCATCAGTGCAATCTTTATCTTCTTGAATAACATTAGTATTTTCCATACCAGATTGTGGTTCAAAACCAACTTGTGGGAAGTACGAATGTGTTAAAAGTTCATCTGCCGTTGGAACAGCAAATTCTATATCATCACCCGCCGACACAAATACGTTGAGTGCAACAGTGTCTCCTGCTGACAAACTAGGCGACGTAAGTGTGTTCAAAACAGATACAGTAAGTACTCCGTTTGCAAAAGTGTTAGTGGAAGAAAGGGGATAAGATGCACGGGTAATGTGTGCGGATGTTGTATAACCGACACAATCTAACCATGCATATTCACTGCCCCATCCAATCTCAATAGTAAAATCTTTCTCATCAGATATATCAACAATTTGAGTATACTGAATGTTAGTTTCTTGAGAGGAATAGTTGACAGGATCCCACTGGATTTTAATTCTTCCTTTGTGGTAAGCACTTGAAACAATTTGGAATCTATACTTCATCGAACCTCTCCAATATTTGAAAGGCACTGCAGCAAAGGAACATGCTGTTTGATGGTACTCTATTGGAACACCTCCGTATTGCAATTTTTGACATGGCGTAACAGCCGAACTAAAAAGAATTTGATCAACCAAATCAGTAGTTTCCCAAGTGGTTGTAGTCAAAAAAGACTCTCTAGTGGCAATACTACTAATGAGCATTTCATCAGTATTATCTAAACCTACAACCGTTCCGTCGACGGTCAATTCCTGTTTTGCATCGAAAGATAACTTCTCAGTCTCATCTGGAGTATTAGTTAAAGCCAGTCCAGTAAAAGGCCTGTGTTGAGTTTTCATTTCAGGTGCTAAAGTAGGAGGTCTAGAATAGCCAAACAATTTAGCAATATTTGAGATACCGCGAGCAGCAATTTGAGTCGCTTTGGCGTAAGGACCAATAATAGGTGCTTCCTCAAGCATTCCAGCGATTCTCGCAACCGTCGCAGCAGGGCCTGAAACCGGGCCCGAACCATACTCATCCTGTTTCGCCAATTTGCTATCATTCTTGTTCTGCATGTTTGTGGTTTTGGTAAGTCGATTTTTCTTACTCTTACCACTTTGAAACTCAAAACCACTTTGTGGTTCAAATCCAATTTGTGCAGTAAGACCAGCAGAATTAGCAGCAGTGGGAGCAGATAAGGTGACTTCAGACATCCAAGCCATAACAGTAATGGTAATGGGTTCTGTTGCACCATTTGCATGTCTCAATTGAGTTAATTCTCGAAGTGACATTTCACCCATGGCTCGCCAATCCCCATTAGGGATATTGAGAGCATCAGTGTCACAAAGAAATGGACATGTAATTTCTCCCGCCTGATTGGTACATGGATCTATAAAAATATGTGGTCTCTGACTAGCCTCTACATTGTCAGCATATATCAAGGCTCTATTTACAGTAAGATCATCAGACAAATGTCTTGGCTGATAACTAGCCAATAATCTTCCGTAATAGAATGCATTACCGTTTATCATAAACTTAACGTGCAATTTACCTTTCAATAGCTTATAATTACTAATCCTATTTGCAACTCTCGGATTCTCTAAAAATAGAGTCCAAGGATTAAAAGTTTCGAAAAAAGTAATTGTAGTAGACCATTCATAAGACGCAATTTTCAAAGGCCTTTCAAAAAAATTGCCTAAATCCACATCATTGGCGTCAGTATTTGTACGAGTACTATCAATAGTTGAAGTAAGTTCATACTTGTATCCAGCAGATTGATCGTTAAAAGATACATTTTGTTCTTTCAATTGTCCATCCGCCATAGAAATATTTATGTTTTTATCATTTAAATTATCAGTAAGTTAGTATTAGTACCAATGGAGCAACTCACTCTCCAAAGGACGTCTGTTTATGTGCAATAATATACACACCCCACAGCGCTAGAGTCCAAAGTAATACAGACAAATCATTTTTACTCTATCGTAATCAAATGGGGCGAGGTGGCATTGTACACCCAATGCCAAGGGAAAGCGTATATTTAATGACCTCGCCAGGTCAAAAGGCGTATGTTTAAAGACCTCGCCAGGTCTGAGCCAAGAAAGTAAATTAGGCCAATATCACTCCCGAA